CAAAACGGAGACACGCAAATGCACGGAGCATGGCGAGTATTTGGCGAAAAGTGTTTTCCGCAACGTTTGGACTGGTTGCCCGATTTGCGGAAAGCTGAAAGCGGCAAAAGAAGCTGTTGAATATGCCGAACGTCTTGTCAGCGAATTAAAGCAAGACGAAATGTCAAAACGCATTGGCCGATCAGGCATTGCAGAACGGTTTAAAAACTGCCGAATTGAAAATTTCAAGGTCGATGATTCGGTGCCGGGAATGGCAAGGGCAAAATCTGCCGCCGCCGACTATGCGGAAAACTTCGAGGATGTTTTGCAGACTGGCCGGAACATGATTTTTTCAGGCAAGCGTGGCACTGGGAAAAATCATTTAGCCTGTGGCATTGCTCACAAGGTGATCGAATCTGGGCGCAGTGCAGTGGTAATTACTGTTGGCGATATGTTGCAGACGGTCAAAGACAGCTTTAACGGCGGTAGTGAAAAAGAGGCTGTTGGAACTTTTGTAAAACCTGAATTGCTGGTGCTTGATGAATTTGGCGCGGGGAACCTGTCAGAAACGGATGGTCGGATTTTGTTTTCGGTGATCAACGGTCGATATGAGCGGCTTATGCCAACGCTGGTGTTGACTAACTTATCGGCTAAAGATTTCCGCGAAAACGTTGATGCCCGTATCAGAGACCGCTTGAGAGATGGCGGCGGCAAGTTGATACCGTTTGACTGGGATAGTTACCGTGCGTGAAACCTGCTTCTACTGCAAACACGCAAACTTTCAAGCAGAGGCCAATACGCCGATGAGAGGATTTGCGAAATGCGAGAAATCGCAAACGTCTGAGCAACGGGCGAGCTTCTATCACGGAGGCTATAAGTGCGACAAGGGCGATTACTGGAGCGGCGGAAGTGCTTTTCAGCCAGCCGATGAAATCGTGATCCAAAAACGGCGCGAAAAGTTTGAAGAATGGCGCAACAAAAGGAAATAAGAAATGAGAATTTTAGCTTTATTCGATGATGGAAATGGCAGTGTAAAAAAAGCACTGCCTGAGCATGATGTGGTGTCGGTAGGGATTGGAAACGCCGATATTGTGATGGATTTATCAGACTTGAAGAATATTAAAAAGCTGGTCGATATGCACAAAGAAAACCCATTCGACCTGCTGATGGCAAGCCCGCCGTGTGAATCTTGGAGCTTCGCAACAGCTGTGCCGGGGGGGAACGCATACAGAGACAAAGAAACATTGCAACTTCGGACTTTTGAAAATTGGAAGACGCTCAATTACCCATCGATAAGTAAATTGGTTAAGCGTAACGCGCCAGAAGTGAATGAGGCATATTCGAGATACTTAAGGGGCGGAGTGAACGGGGATTTGACAGCATTATTCGTTTGCGAGCTTGTGAAAGTTCTAGAAATTCCGTTTGTTATTGAGAATCCGCAGGCATCAATGTTGTTTGAAAGAATGAAACGTAACGGGTTGACTTTCATAAAGAACAAAGCCTGTTATTCGGCGTATAGCGATAACTTCCCACTCAAAAGAACAGGATTTGCCTCAAGCGTGGGAATGAACCTGAAAAATGCGAATAAAGCGGCGTTCAGGATGAAGCAGGTAAAAAGCAATAGAAAAATTCTTCGGTCGGCAATCCCTGCTGATTTGATTCGGGACATTATCAGACATTTTTAACGAGGAAAGCGAAATGAAAGACAACATCAACCCCAATCACTACAAAAACCGCAAGCATGAATGTATCGAGTTTACAAGACTGCTGAATTTCAATCTTGGCAACGCTTTCAAATACATTTGGCGATTTGAGCATAAGAACGGCAAAGAGGATTTGGAAAAGGCCGTCTGGTATCTCAAAGACCAAATCGGAAACAGGCCGGTAATGCTGAATCTGACAGCTTCCGAATATGACCTGATGGCGGATAAAGCAGAATGTTGCGGATTTGAACATACACACCTAAATGCACTGGACGGCGTGTTATACGCAGCATACACGCAAAGCTACGAAGCACTGAGCATGGCAATTACCCGCGTGGAAAGACTGATTGAGAAGAAATACGGAAAGGAAAACGGAAAATGAAAAACTGGTTAATCGGGAAATTGGGCGGCGTGCCTAAGCAAACCTACATGGACGATATTGATACCTACGGTGCAATGTTGGATATGTACGCCAATCAGTTTTACAAGCTGGAGCAGGAAAACACGGATATCACTAAGCGAAATTACAATCTGGAAAAGGAAAACGCAGGCATGAAAGCCGAGAAAGCCGAAATGGAAAAGGCGGCGGAAATGGTCAGCGCGAACTTGTCGGAAACAATCAGCCGTCTGAATGAAGAGCGCAAAGTTTCAAACGGCTTGATGGCAAGAATGACAGCGAAAACGCTGAAAATCGAAGAGCTGCAAGCGGAAATTGAAGCGAAGAACGCAGAGCTTGCACAAGTGAAATCAGAGGTTATCGCAATCTCAAAAGTTAAAGCTGGCACGGTACTGAGCGCAGAAAACCAACGTCTGAAAGCTGAATTGGAACTGCTGAAACGCAATAAATTCAAGCGAGGCCGCAAATGATGACATTGTTTCTTATTGGGCTTGGTGCAATCGCTGCACTGATCGGAATCACGATTTTGGTAGATATGCCGCCGATTGATGAATTTGGGAAACGCGAAAAGGAGTAGGGGAATGGAAACGAAGCGATGCACCAAATGTGGGGAAAGAAAGCCGATAAGCGAGTTTTATAAAAGAGGCTTAAACAAACAAGGGATTCAGCAATACGAAAGCAGATGCCGTCAGTGCCAGGCTGAATATCACGCGAAATACTATGCGGTCAAGAAGCCAAAATTGCCCGGTACGCGCCAGAGGGCGAAAGAGTTTACAGACGCAGACGAAGAACGGCTGTTCTCAGCCAAGCGTGGCGCGGAAAGCATGAGTATTTCGGCAGAGCTTGCAAACGAGGCTTGCCCGCAATTAGACCCGAAAAACTGGCCTATCGGCGTAGCGGAAAGCATTTACAAACAATTCGGCATGAAATGGAGCTATTTATGAAACTTGCAGTATTGTTGATTTGTGTAGCGGTTGTAGTGTTGGCGATTGGCTTTGTCGAATGGGTCGCCAAGAAAGTACGCAATCAAGACGATGATTGGGGTGGGCATTGGCCGTATTAATCCCGATTGAGCAAATAGTAGAGGCGGCGGAAAGAGCAAAGGTTCTTTCCCTGCCTTACCCGATAAGCACTAACCGATATTGGAAAACTTTCAGGAATCGGCAGGTTTTGAGTAAGGAAGCGAAAGCATACAAGCTTTGCGTTTCACGCGCAGCAGAAAAGGCAGGGTTCAGGCCGTCTGAAAAAGACGTAATCCTGTTTGTCAGCTTAGTTCCAAAAATGAACAAGGACGGCACGGCAAGCAAGGTAATACTTGACCTTGATAACTGCTTAAAAGTCGCTGTCGATGCCTTGCAAGGGGTTGTCTATCACAACGACAACCAAGTCAGATTTATTTTATCAACATATGCGAGCGAGCCAAGAGAGAACGGTGGGCTTGATATAGGAATTGCAGAGGTTTTGAAATGAGCAAAACCAAAGAGGAAAAGAAGCACCTTGAGCGCGTGGCTTCTATCGGTTGTATCGTCTGCAGGAACCTTGGGCGATACGACATACCGGCAGAGGTGCACCATATCCGAAACGGTGCAGGGATAGGACGGCGGAACAGCCATTTTGAGACGATTCCGCTATGCCCTGCACATCATCGGACTGGTGGGGTAGGGATAGCCTTTCACGCCGCGCCGCGAACGTTTGAGAGCCTGTACGGCACGGAGCGAGAGTTATTACAACAGGTTCGGGATTTACTAGGGGATTGAGATGATTTTATTGGGATTGATTGGTATCGGTGCGGTGTTGGCTGGTGTGTCTTTTGTGTGCTTCGTAGCGCGTGGCCTGTGTTTGTCAGAGTATGAATAGTCAAAAATTCAAAGCAACCGCCGATAACGCGGGCAACATCGTAACCCTGTTTACTAACGAGCTAAAAAACTGGGTCAAGAACGGGGATTTAGAAATCACGATCCGACCTTACAAAGCCAAGCGAAGCCATGAGCAAAACAAACGGCTTTGGGCTATTTACGGGGAGTTAGCAGACAAGGCGTGGGTCAACGGCAGGCGATACAGCGCGGAAACGTGGCACGAGTATTGCAAAGGTTACTTTCTAGGCTTTGAGTTAAAGGCCATGCCGGACGGAAGCGAGCTTAAAACGCCAATCAGCACTACAAGGCTGAATGTGGCAGAAATGACAGAGTATCAAAACAATATCCAATCATGGGCGGCGAACGAATTTAAAATCAGTTGGAGCATGTAGATGTACAGAAACGTGGAACAAGTCTTACTCGATGTGTATAAAATCCGCGGCGTGAGAATGGAGCCTATGAACAACACGGCTTCGGTCATGCGCTGGTGCGAATCTAAGGGCGTGATGGGAGGCGGTGGGGATTTGACGCAAGCTGAAACCCACGCAAACGCCGCGATGATTATCAGCCGTATTGAGCGCGTATTGAATCGATACGAGTTGGCGGT